GCGGCGGTCCTGGACGTTCTTCGACCACTGCTTGCCGAAGCAAAACTCCTGGTCCTCTTTCATGCGATCGAACGCAGGCTTCCAGAACCGCTTGGCGTGCTTGACGCGATCGGCCCAGGCCGAGACCAGCCGCTTACGCCGCTCCGGCGGATCCGGGGCATCGCGCGGGATCGCGTTGGGTTGCCCGGTCGCCGGATTGATGTCGGCGCCGCCGCTCTGATCGGGACTGCCGGAGCCCAGGATGCCGTCCATGGCATCGCCGAATGTATCTACCATCCCTGCAGGCTCCTCTGCCGACGTTCACGTCCCTCCCTCTTGCGCGTCTTTTCCCACATCGCTGCGAACGTGCCGGCCACGATGTCGGGCTCTGGCGGACGGATGCGGGTGCGACCGTGCATCTTGGCAAGGCCAAGGCCGATCAGCGACAACGCATCGACAAAGTCATCCTTGGCGCCGTGCGGAAATTTCAGGATCTGGTCCTGCGCATCGGCCCACCACCTCGTCCAGATCGGGAAGTGAACCATCCGCATCGTGGTGCGCGCCTGGATCGCCTGCGCGCGTTGCTGCTTGTCGACCGCCGGCGAGATCGGGTCCATCGCGCAGAAGGTCTGGGTCTCGACCATGCGCTTGCGCAGGAACGGCCCGATCGACTTGGTGATGGCGCCGGCCTCGCCCCACCAGAATTGCGGTTTGTATTTTTTCATCAGCGCGACCATGCCCTCGACGGCGGCGCGGGCATCGAGCCGCATCCAGACCACGTCCGGCATGATCCAGATGTGATCCTGCTCGTCGACGCCGACCACCATCAGGCAGCTCTTGTCGGCGTTCTTCTCGACCGAGACGGCGTGATCGCTGGAGGCATAGAACCGCATCTTGTGGAAGGCCGGCATCTCGTCCATGCGGTTGTACGGCACCAGGTCGGCGGCGCGGAAGAACGCGCCCTCCCGCGGCGCCGGCCGGCCCTGGTACAGCGCCGCAAAGCCGCGGGGATCGGAGTTGCGGATCTCTTCCAGGTAGGCTTTCGAGAACCGCTCCGGCCACAGCGGCTCGCCCTCGGTGCGGCCGAGAATATCGCTCTCCTCGGCGAGCGCCGGGAAATCGATCTTGCGCCACAGCTTGGCCTCGGCCTCGTTGTAGTACGGGTTGCGCTCGTCGATGAGACGGCCGACCAAATCGTCCTCGTTCCACCGGGTCTGAATGATGACGATGGTGCCGGTGCTATCCATCAGGCGAGACTTGAGCACCTGGTTGTACCAGACCCATAGCTTCTCCCGCACCAGGACGGAGTCGGCCTCGCTGCGGTCCTTGATCGGATCGTCGAGCAGGATGCAGTGACCGCCGCGGCCGGTGATCGAGCTCCCGCGGCCGACCGAGAACACCACGCCATCCCTGGTGGTCTGCACCCGGTTGACCGCGGACGCACCGACCTTGATCTCGACGCCGGGGAAAACTTGCGCGTATTGCGGCGTCGCCATGATGTCGCGAACCCGCCGGCCGAGATCCCAGGAGTAGTGCTCGTTGTAGGTCGCCACGATCACCGAGCGATCGGGATGCCGGCCGACATACCAGGCCGGGAACATCGCGCTCGCCAGTGTCGTCTTGCCCATGCGAGGTCCCATGGTCATCATCAGCCGGCGGTAGTCGCCGCGCTCCACCTCCTCCAACGCAGCACCAATGACGCGATGGAAACGCTGCGGGCGATACAGCGACTGCTCCGGATCCTCGTCATGGTTCGGGTCCGGCATCATCAGCCGGGTGAACGCAATCAGATCGTCGCGCGCAGCGAGCAGCGCCCGCTTGCGCTTGAGCAGCATCAGGTAGCGATCGTCAGTCATGCTTGACCACATGCATCGGCACGTCGGGCAGCGTCTTGATCTTGACCTTGGGTGCGGATGTTTCCGGATACATCTCCGGCGGCCCGGCCTGCGGCCCGCTCACCGGCGAGGTGTGGTGGGTGTAGTTGTCCATGGTTTTCGACACCGGCGGCGGTTTTGCCGTCGGCAGCGGTCGGATCGGGGTTGGCGGTGGGGCGCGGGTTAGCTTGGCCATGTGGTCCTCCTGTTATGATCGTTGATCCTGTTGTGGTCCGCCTGGTCGCGACCCGACGCTGGCGCCGAGCGCGGTGCCGAGCCCGGCGGTGCCGGCAAGCACGCCGGCGCCGATCTCACCACGCAAAAACTTGTCGCGGGCCATCTCCGGCGAGATGCCGAGCCGCCTGGCGGCAACCATGATCTGTTGCGACAGCAGCTCCAGCTTGCCCTGGCCGAGCGGCGAGTCGACGCCGGTCTGCGGGCCTAAGATGGTCCACAGCCGCGCCTGGCCCGCCACCGGCTCGATGCCCACCGGGTTGGTCACCTTGTTGCGCCACCAGGGTGTCAGCGTCTGGTACTCGGTCGGTGACCAGGAGGCCTGCACGTCGGACGGACCCTTGCGGGTGTCGGCGAGCCCGACGCCGCGCGAATAGTGCGCGTCGCCGACCGGGAAGCGGGTCTGGAAGCCGGTCTGCGGCACGCCGGAGGCCAGCCCATAGGCGGTAACCTTCGGGGCATCCATCTGCAGGTGCGGCAGCCCGCGGTCCAGATAACCCTGCATCGGGCCGGCTTGTGACGTCGAGTGATAGGGATGACCCATCAGATACTGCATGTCGGGCGGATAGTTGCCGCCGCGGTTCTTCACCGCCATGCCACCGAGATCTCGAAAATCCTCCCAGCGTCCCTGGCTCTGCAACCAGTGCGCGGCCGAGCCTCGTTGGATCTCGGTCAGCACGTCCGAGCCTGGCGAGGCCATCGCCATCATGTTGTTGAGATGGCGGTAGCGTTGGATCGCCTCGTCGCGACCAAACATTTTCTCCAGCCGCTGATACATCGGGTCCATGACGTACCAGGCGTCGGCGTGTGCGAGCCCTGGATACTTGCCACCCTCGACCAGGGTGTCGATCAGCCGCTGCTCGTTGCGCGGGTTCATGATGTTGACGGCAGAGGTCGCGCCGGTGGGTTTGAGCGCCAGGCCGGTGATGTCGGGGATGTCCATGCCGGGGCCGCGCGCCTGGCCGATCGCATTGAGGTCTTGGCGGTTGACGCCCCAGAGCTGCTTGAGCGCCGGGTTCTCCGGCACCACCCGCGCGTTGGCGACCGCGGCGATCTCACGGGGATCCCGGTAGATGCCGGGATACATCATGCGATAGGGCTCATCGACCGTCTGGATGTAGGGATTGACCGGCGCGCTCTTGCCGGCACTCGCTTGTTTGCCGGCGGTCTGCGGGCCGGCATAGTTGTAGCGGATGTTGTTGGCGAGATCCTCGGCGACGCTGCCAACCCGCTTGATCGCAGGCGCTGCGATCTCTTGCACCGCCGCCTTCGCCGCGGTTGCCGCCGGCTTGGCACCAGGGATCATGCCGGCCGCGGCGAGCACGGTGCCGGTGGCATCGCCCTGGCTGTTGTAGTGCGCGGTGTCGGCCGCGGCGATCGGCACCGCCAGCGGCGTCGCCTGCACCAGGCCCATCAATTTGTTGGCGAGGTTGTTGGAGGTGTAGTTGTCGGCGCCGGCGGCCGACAGCAGCTGCTGCACGCCACTGGTGATGCGCTCGCTCGGTGATGGCGGCGGCGACGCGCGCAGCTCGCCAAACGGCTGGTTGACGGTCGGCGGCGCGATCGGCGGCAGCACGGTCGCTCGGCCCAGGTCCGCGGCGAGACCAGCGTTGGGGTCGACCGGCGCCGTCGGCATCTCTTGAGGCTTGGTTTGCCCAACATAGACACGCCGCAGCTGATCCCACGGCAGCCCGTTGGCAGCGGTGGCACCGAGCGAGGCGGCGAGACCTTCATCCGGCATCAGCCGCCTCCGTAGTAATCATTGAAGCCGGTTGCCCCGCGACCAAAACTGTTGCTGCCATCGGTGCCGTAGCCGGGATAGCCCATCACGCCCCAAGGATTTGCGTCGCTTTGCGGCAGGGTCGGGAGATACCGTGTCATGTCGCCAAACGACTGGCCGGTGGGATCGTTGTAGACGCCCTGGTTGGGTCCGTAGACATCAAACGCACCTGGCGTGGTCTGGCCGACTTTGACGCGCGTCGGTGTTATTGGTGCTGCGAACGGGTTGCTGCCGCCGCCGAAGAAGTCGCTGCCGCCGCCCGGCCCGGTCAGGCCGCCGCCGATGTTGGCGGGCGGCAAACCAGGACCGCTGAAGGCGTTGTAGTCGCTTGAGATCTGCGGCTGGCCCATCGCACCGCCACCGTACGGACCCTGGACGCCGCCCTGTATGTTGTTCGAATAGAAATTGCCGACCATCTGGTTGTACCAGTCCGGCGGCGGGATGCCCTGCGCCTGCTGCGCCCGCACCATGTTGCCGAGCGCCATGCTCATCGAGGGCGACATGCCAGGCGTCGGCGCGGGCACTTGCGATGTAGAAGGCGCGGCGACGGGCTGTGGCGCGGCCGCGGGCTGCGGTGCTGGCTGTGGCTGCGGTGCCGGTTGAGGCGGTGGCGGGGTGTACCCGCCGCCGCCCTGCTGTTGCTGCGGTTGCGGGCTGTCGTTTACCCACCCCGCGCTCATATCGTAATGCGCGCCGCCGCCGATTGTCGGACCGCCGGGTTGCGTCTGCGGATCCCACGATGCCCACGCCTTCACCGCATCAGGATTGGCGTTGCCGGTACCTGCAGCCTGCGACATCTGATCCCAGACCGATGATCCCATACTGTCACCTAGACCGGCCATGGTCGTCCTCCGCTCAACAATTGCGACAGATCCGCGGCTGGGTTGTATCCAGCGGCGGCAACGGATCCACCGAGCTCACCGAGCCGAAAGGGTCCGCCGACATGAACCCCCGCGGCGCCGAGCAGCTGCAGGATGATCCACAAGACGATGAACACCAGGATCACCATCATCAGCACATAGATGATCTTGGCGAACGGTTCGGGCAGCGGGATCAGCGGCAGCAGTTGCTGGATCGCCCACCAGACGACGCCCAGGATGATCAACGCGACGATGATGCCGATCAGCGTACCGATGATGCCAGACATCGCTACCTCCTCCAGACGTTGCAGCGCGCCACCTGGACCAGGTCGCGCGCCAGCTGCCGGCACTGCATCTCGGCGGCGATCGCGTCGACGTCGGCGCGGCTGTAGTAGTTGGAAGCCAGGTACGCCACGTCCTGGTCGGTGACGCAGCCGCCCAGGGTGAGGGCGAGCATTCCGAGCACAAGCATCTTCATTGTCGCCTCCTATTTGTCTTGCATCAGGCGCCGCACCTCGGCGCAGGTTTCGCGTGTGGTGACAAACTTGCCGTCGCTCATATTGACCTGACATCTGACGTTGTCGTTGAACGCCGAAATCTGCGGCTCCGGGTTGCGCAGGTTGGTGATGCTATCGGTCTGCAGATCGATCTCGACGCCCGCACCGGAGTGCAGAATGATCATCACCAGCACCGGGATCATCGCGATGGCGGCCGTGATGTTCATGGCCGCTTCTCCAGCCTGTCGAGGCGCGTCACGATCGTCTCCAGCAGCGCCATGATGCTGTTTTCCGGCGCCGGCAGCGGCGGGGCCGGGTAAAACGTCTTGACGGCAGGATCGTAGGCCTGGCCGCCGAAATCTAATTGCGGATCAGAGCCGGCGTAGTCGGTCACCTCGATCACATAGGCGTTCTGCGGGAACAGCTTGGTGGCATCGTCGGTCGCCGCACCCGCAATCCAGGCCGCGACGTTGTCGTGCCAGGCTGCGGTGATTTTCACGGTGCCTGCGATGAACGGCTCCTCGCCGAGAAATTCGTACCAGTCCTTGCCGTCGCTCTCACGCCGGCTGAACATCGCGTTGATTGGCACGCCTTCGCGAACGCTGGCCGGAACGTATTGCGCCCATTTGCCGTGATCGATGACGTTCATGCTGTGCCCACCGTGTACCAGCCGCCGTTGTTGACCTGGAGCCATCGATAGCGGGAGTAATAATAGGAGCCGCTGACGACCGGGCTGCCGCCGGTGGTGACGGCGCCGAGATAAGGTTCGGTGACGCCGACGGCGGTGTGGGCGTAGTCGGCCGCCATCGCCAGGCGCACGTCGGTGACGCCCGGAGTCATGCTCGGCAGCGAGGCAAAATCCTTGGTGGTCCAGAACCGGTACTGCTGCCCGGCGCCAAACGACCAGCCGCCCATCCAGAAATTATTGTCGGCGCCCAGACCGAAATTGCAGGCGAACGAGCCGGGGCGGTGAAACGTCATGAAGGTTTCGTTGCCGCCGCCGGCGCCCTGCACCATCATCGTGCTGCCGCCGCCTTGCGCGATCGTTCCGCCTCCTATGACGAAATTCGCGCTGCCGGCATTGAGCTGCAGGCCATTGCTGGTGACCGCGCCGCTGATCGATGCCGAAGCGCCGGTGAGTGCTCCGGTCGCTGTCACGCCTCCGGTCGCTGTCACGTTGCCGGTCGCACTCACCGTGCCGGTGACGCTCAATCCGGATGCAGAGAACACGCCGTAGTTGGCTGCGCCGCCGGCCGACTGCATCGAGATGCCGCCGCCACTGTAGGCGCGGAGTCCAACGAGACTGCTGCCGTCGGCAACGACGCCCGCGGTGGCGGGCAGACCGCCGATCTGGAAATTGCCGTAAGCGGAAAGGCGAAGCGGCCCGCCGGCAAGAAGGAAGTTGGTGCCGTCGTACTGCAGATATTTGACGCCGCTGTTGCCGAATTGATAAGTGCCGGTTGTCGGGTTGGGTACCGAATAGACCGATCCGACCACGGCCAGGTTGGCTCCGACGTTCAGCGTGCCGCCGATCAAATTGTATTCGGTGCCGTCGAAATTCAGGTATTTGCCGCCGGTGTTGCCAAACAAATATTGACCGGTCGCGCCGCCGTTGCCCGACGTGATCGACGACGCACCGAGAAGAGGACCGGGGATTGTAACGGCACCAGCGGGCGTAATCCCAAGCCGGGAGGCCCCCGCGGTGATGTCGTCCAGCGTGAAGTTGTTGCTGCCGCCGGCTACGGCAAGGCCATAGGTGCGGATGCCGTTCGTCAGCGTAAATTCGTAGCCGCCGCCTCCGGTGGCATTGAACTGCGTGCCGTTGAGCGCGCCGGTCATGGTGTCGCCGGCCTTGGAGACCCATAGCCCGCTGGCGGCGATCGGCGTCCAGTCGGCGCCGTTGTAGCCGGGGCCGTTGGCGCGCACGGCCTGGAAGATCCCAGCCGTAGTGGTGAACACCACCAAATCGCCGGCGGCGTAAATTGCAGCGGCGTCGTAGACGCGAACACCGAGCAGTGCCTTGGGCTGGCCCAGCGTGGCACTTGCCGCATCGCCGACACTGAGCTGCCGGTTGGCGGTGTTGACCTGGATCTCGCCCGGCTCCAGCGGTGTCGGCGCCGGCGTTGCTGGGTTGCTGGTTCGGCGGTGTCGGTACTGGCTAGTCATCTCAAGCCCTCAATCATGTACCTGGTCGCTTGTGGTGGGTGACACGGTCCCTGGTGCTGGTGTCGACGACATATTTTTTCGGATCGAACGCGATCGGTTTGCCGGCCGAGACCGGCTTGATCGGCGGGGGCGGTGGTGCAGGAAGCCGGTGATCGAGCACGGCCTGCTTGTCGGTTTCCGTCACCGGCTGGCCTTGCCGCTGCACCGGCGGATGCAGCGTCTCGTAGTCCTTCTTGGTTTGCTCGGCGGTGTTGTGACCGACCGCGGTGCCATGCAATCCGATGAACAAATTGAGCGGCCCGACGAACGCCTCCGGGTCCGGCGGCGTGCCGTTCAGGTTGATCGGCACGGGGTCGTCCTTCGGCGGCTGATCGACGGGCCATCGGCTCAAGGCTTGTGCTCCGGGGCGGGCGGTACCGGTGTTGCCGGCGCCGGCGGCGTCATCGTCGATGGCGATGGCGGCGAGTCCGGCGGCTGTCCCATCGGATCGGGTGCTGCGGGTTCTTTGTGTTCGGCGGGCGCCTGGTGCTTCGCCGGATCGTGCTTGCCGGCGTCCTCTTCGTCGTCGTGTTTCTTGGTGGTCATGGTCTTGGTTCTCCTCTTTTTCTTCGTGGGTCTCACGGCGGTTTTCTTCGCCGCCACCTGGCGGTGGGCCTTGGCGGCGACCTTTGGCTTGGGGCGCGCCTTGTTCTTGATCACCGGCTTGCTTGCTTTCTTCGCCTTCATTCGACTCGACATGGTCACTTCCTCTTTTTGGTGTCTCCTGCCCGCGCCGGGTCAACGAATGTGAAATCCATTGGTGCCGATCGCGCCGGGCCGTTGCGGACCGCGACCGGGACTGTGGCCGGCGCAAACATGCCCGGCTTGACGCCGGTCGATAGCGTGCCGTCCTCATTCAGCGTGGTCGGCTCGTCCTGGTCGGCGAACACGATGGTCGAGCTCGCATCGAAGCCGGTGCCGGTGACGATCAGGGTGATGTCGGGGGCGCCTGACTCGACGGTTGCCGGATCGAGCGAGGTGATGGCGGGCGCCGCGGCGGCGATCGCGCCGGCGTCGTCGACCACCATCGGCATCTCGCCGCCGACCACCCGCACGTTGGCGGGGCCGGAGATCACCAGGGTCTGGCCGATCGGGACTTCGTAGTGAACTGACATCGAACTGCTCCTTTTATGCCGGCTTGAGATCCAGCCTGCCTTCCAACTGTGCGACCCGTGCCCGCAGCGCCTTCAACTCCTGCAGCAGCACCGGAACGTATTTGGAATAATCGACGCCCCACCAGTCGGCGTCCTTGTTGTGGGTGATCGCCGCCGGATAGACGCTGACAGCCTGCTGCGCCAGGATGCCGTAGGATCGCTCGCCGGTGGCTTTCCAGGCGAAGTCGTAGACGTTGGTGTCGTCGACGATGTTGCCGGCGTCGAACGATTTCAGATCCTCTTTGGCGCGCTCGTCGGAGAAGGTGTTGTAGGCAACCGCGCTGTCGGTGAACGTGATCGAGCCGGCAATTTGTGCCGCGGAGTTCAGGAACACCTGGCCATAATTGGTGACACCGGCGGTGCGGCTCTGCATGACGATGCCGTAGGCCGCGCCGCCACCGGCGAAACTGACGCTCAACGCGCAGCCGCCGTTGTTGCTGGCGGTGGCGCCGGAACTGTCCGAGAGGTTGAGGCTGTGATTTTGAAAAAGAACACCGCCCTGCAGATAGAAATTGGTGCCGTCGTACTGCAGATATTTGGTGCCGGCGTTGCCGAAATAGATTGCAGCGGCGGCAACGGAGTTGCCTACCCACAGGCTACCGGTAGCAATGTTGACTTGTCCTCCCTGAAAATTGAAACTGGCGCCGTCGTAACTCAGATATTTGCTGCCGCTGTTGCCGAAGTAGTAGAAACCGGTTGCCCCGCCATAGCCCGCGATGACACCGCCATTGAACTGGCCAAACGAGCCGCTGACCAGCTCGGCTCCGGCCCGCACCGCCCCCGCAATACCGACGCCACCAGCGACCGTCAGCGCGCCCGTGGTGGGTGAGGTGGAGGCGGCGGTGTTCTTGACCTTGAGGGGATTGATCGCGTCGAACTCGATGTTGGCCTGACCGGCGCCGATGTACATCGATCCGTCGGCACTATTGCGGCCGATTTTGTGACCTTGCGAACCGACCAGCAGCGCGCCTGCGGTCATGCCATCGTTGAGCGAGATATTGCCCTGGACACCGAGCCCGCCCTGCTGAACGACCAGCGCACCGCTGCCGTAGCCACCGGATTGAGTGGCGGTCTGGACATACACCGTGTCCTTAGTGATCGCCAATTTGGTGAAGGAGTTTCCTGCGGTGTCGGTGACCGCAAAACTTAGATTGGCGCCGACATAATTCGATCCGACATAGGCCGCCGTCGCCGTGATCGAGGCGGCATCGCGGGCGGTCCCCGTAGTGTCGTGGCCCTGGAAATCGATCGTGCCCAGATAATCGTTGACCTGGGTTGCGGCCCCTGCACCGCTTACCCCGCGGGCCTTGTTCATGATGAGGTAGGCCGCCGAGACATCGTTGGCCTGATTGAAGAGCTGCAGCTGCGGCGAGTAGGAAGCCGGCGAAGTGAAGGTTGCCAGCCCGCCGGCAGTGAGCGTGCCGGGCACATGGAGGTCGCCGGGGGCGTTTAGGTAGAGGCCACCACCGTTCAGGGTGAAGTTGGTGCCGTCGTACTGCAGATATTTGGTGCCGGTGGCGCCGAATTGGTAGGTGCCTCTGGTGGCGCCGGGCTCGTTCGAGTAGACCACCCCATTGGCGACGATCGCGCCGTTGACGTTGAACGTGCCGCCGTTGAGAACGTATTGGGTGCCGTCGTACTGCAGATATTTGGTGCCGGCGTTGCCGAAGAAGTAGGTGCCGGCGGTGCCGCTCGCCCCGGCGCCGATATTGCTGAAGCAACTCAGGCCGCCCCCACCGATATTCACCCAATTGACGCTGCCGTCACTCGGCTGAAACATGTGGGTAGTGCCGCGATAGTAGTTGGTGTAGCTGGTGGAGTCGTCCCCCAACAGAAACGCATTGGCTTTGGCGTTGCCGCAGTTGATGATGTTGTAGGGACCTTGTTTGAACGCGAACGCACCGGAGGGGTCGAGCCGCAGCCCGCCGTCGGCCTCGACCACGCCGGCCGCAACGAAATGCTGCGACGTCGTCAGTGACCCCGTCATCGTATCGCCGCTCCGCGAAACGTAGGCGCTACCACCACCGAGCGCACCGGCGACGAAGGCCGTGGTGGCGAGCTTGGTCGAGGCGTCGCCGGCGGTGGGCGTCGGGGCGTGCGGCGAGACCTCGAAACTTGTGATGCCGCTCGACCGCTCGATCGTGATCGGGGTGTGCAGCTTGCCCTTGTCGTTGCTGGACCAGCATTGGATCTGCAGGTTGGATCCCGACTCGGTGGTGCCGCCGAAGGTTTCCGGATCCTGCGTGAGGATGCCCCAACGATCGGCGTTGTGGGTGCCGTCGGTATGACCGATCCAGTACCCGGCACCGTCAAAGGTTGTCAGCTCGTAGGCCCCCATCCAGGCGGCCGGTCCATTGGCGAAGAAATAGGACTCGCCACTGGTCGTCGAGGAAGAGATCAGATGGCCGGTCATGGTATCGCCGGCGAGATCGACCGCGCGTGTCCAGGCGCCGCTGTTGCGGCCCCAGGTCTTGCCGTCGCTCACCGCATCCGGGAACGTGCCGCCGGAGACGCCCTGGACACCCTGCAATCCCTGGTCGCCCTTGTCGCCCTTCGGCCCTTGCGGGCCGGTCGGGCCTGGGATGCCCTGGTCGCCCTTGGCGCCGGTGGCGCCGGCATTGCCTTGCGGCCCCTGCGGTCCCGGCACGCCCTGCGGGCCGATCGGGCCTTGCGGGCCGGCGTTGAGCCCGAAGGCGGTCGGGATCACCCGGTCGACGCCGGAGACCCCCATCGCGGTGACGCCCTCGCCGGGGTCGGCGTCGTCGGTGGTCGGCAACCAGTGCGCCAGGCGGGCGTTCTGCGTCATCTAACCCCCCGTCAGTGTTGCGTTGGCAAACCACACCACCCAGAAATGCGAGCCTAACGGCGGCGCCTTCGACATCGTCAGCGTGGCGCCGGAGGCGTTGAAATCGACGCCGGGCTCCTGCACCACGCCGTCGACCGAGACCTGCAGCTCGGCGCTGCCGGCGACCACGGTCGGCTGCGTGCCGGTCGAGGGGTTCGGGTAGGTCAGCGAGAACGCCGTGGTGGTGCCGTCCGGTGCCGGCGCCACCGTGCATTTCAGCGCATGCACCGCACCCGGCGACAGCGTGTCAGGCGCCAGCAGCAGATCCCACTGCACGATCGAATTGACGCCGACCGGCGAGGCCAGCGTCAAGGTCGAGCTGCTGGCGTCGACGGTGTAGTCGGTCATCGCGACCAGGCGGACGCCGTTGAGATGAACGTCACTGGACGAGGTGCCGACCACCGGCGTGATGCCGTGGTTGTCGGGGCCGGAGAACACCGACTGGCCGTCGACGGCGACGTAGACGTAATTGACGAGGTAGCCCGGCGACAGCACGAACGGCGACACCCAGGCGCCGCCGTTCCAGACGTAGAGCTGGCCTGAGGTGGTGTCGTAGTAGAACGAGCCGGGGGCGAGCGGGTTCGGCACCTTGACGCCGGTCGCCGGGTTGGCGGATCCCGGCGCCGGCGGATAGGCCCAGGCGCCGAGATAATAGAACGACCAGGAGCCGGTCAGTTGCGCCGCATAGATCGCCCACCATTTCGCCGACCACAGGCCGGCCATGCCGCCGTAGCCCTCGACCGGCTGGTAGTAGAGCCCGTGGCCCCAGGGCGTGCCGGCGATGTAGGCCGGTGCGGCGTTGCTATCGACCACCGGGCCGGCGAGATATTCCGCCCAGGCGGCGGACTGCTGCTCTGATGTCTGCGAATTGGTGGCGTAGGCCTGGCTGGAGTTAGCCCAATTCTCGGCGTCGGTCGCCCAGGTGTCGGAACCGTCGGTGGCGGTCGCGACCTGATCGGCGCGTTGGTCGACCATGTCCTTGGCGGTGTTGACCGCCGAGAGGAATTGCGCGGCTGACATCGCGGCGTTCTCGGCATCGAGCGCGCGGAGATCGACGTTCTTCTCGACCGCCTGGACCGCTACCGCGGTGCCGATCACTTGATTGGCCTTCTCAATGATGCGGCGATCGATCTCGTCGAGCTCGCCGCGGGTGTGGCGCAGCTCGGTGGCGAGCTGGTCGGCGCCGACGCTGGCGTTCTTCAGCTTGCCGTCATCGCGGCGGATGTCGGCGAGCGCCATTTGCGTCGAGTGGATGGCGTCGATCAGGTTCTGGATCTGGGCGTCGAGCCGATCGCCGGGCAGTGCCCCGCGGGGGTTGTTCTTGGCATAGTCGGCAAAAGAGAACGCCTTGGCGGGGCGCGTGATGGCTGGCATCGCATTGAGCTGGCTTCACTGGGTGTGGCCTGAAGCTATGGCCGGGCCTGCCGGGGCCGTTGCGAGCGAGCGATTTATGGCACCGCTGCGACAAAAAGGCAAAAACTTGTGATCGCCGGGTATTTCACCCTGTGCTAATTTTTCCTGCGTGGGACTCAAGAGGAAGGATTGACGTGATCAAGAAGGCATTGCCGCGCCGGCGGCTAGCGACATTCGACACCGTGATCAAGACATTGGGAGGCCCGACCGCGGTCGGCGACCTGGTCGGCAAATCCTCCTCCTATGTCTGCAACTGGCGCCGCTTCAGCGGCAAGATCCCGCCAAAATATTACCTGATCATTTCGGAGGCGTTAGCGGACCAAGGCTTCGTTGCGGCCGACCATCTGTTCGGCTTTGCCAAGCCGCCGCGCAAGAGGAAGCCGCGGTCGACCTACTGCGAGCTGGCGGTCTCCAACGTGGTCTGGATGGATTTCCGCAAGCGCAAGGTCCGCCTCGCCGCATGAAGTTCCCGGTTGCCTGGCCGGCCGAGCTAAGATTATCTTAGCAGGGTGGGACAACCGAAGGAGCCACCATGCCCAAAGCGGAAACCGTCGAGCGGTTCAGGATCACTTGCGAGGTCGAGGCCGCGGCGATGGGTGACGTCATCGTCGCGCTGTCGCGGCTCGGCATCACCAATTTGCACCATGAGCTGGTGACGGAGGTGCGGACGTTCCGCAAGAACAAGCCGCGCAAGCAGGCCAAGCGCAACATCGGCGGCAAGCCCGGCGTCGACGTCATCCTCGACTACGCCAAGAAGCACGGCGGCAAGTTCGACACCCAGGCGCTGATCAAGATTTTCGAACAGCAGGGACGATCGCCCAAGAGCGTGTCGCCGCAGATCAATACGCTGCTGGAACGGAAAATGGTCCGCCGTACCGGCGCCGGTCACTACGCGCTGCTGGCGAAGGCCAAGAGCAACGGCGCTGCAGAGGTGACCCATGGCTAAAGGCAATGGCGGCACCATGTGGCTGACGCGCTCGTTCAATTTTGTCGACAAGGATCCGGAGATCGATGTGATCCGGACCCTGTACCAGAAGCAGCGGATCCGGGAGAACGAGCTCGCCGTGCTGGCCGGGCTGTCGGCCTCGACGGTGAAGAACATGTTCGGCGGCAAGACCCGCCGGCCGCAGCATCTGACCTATTGCAAACTCGCCGGCGCAATGGGCAAGCGATACGCGATGACCGACGACCACGTCGTCGACTATGCGGTCGAGATCCCGGTGGCGAAAGAGCAGTTCAAGGCGCACAAAGCGCGGCTGAAGAAGGCGCGGGAGCGGGCCGAGAAGAGGGCGGGAAAGTGACCCAATGGAGCGACCACCATGCTGACAAAAGAAGCCCATGAAACCCTCGGCCTGCTCGACGGCGGCGCCAAGTTCAATTGCCTGTCGGTGGTGTCCCGCGAATTGATCACCGCCGGCTTTGCCTTCGATGGCTGGGGCTATTTGGAGATCACCGAGAGCGGCCGGCGCCATTTGCGCCAGGGTGTCTACCAGGTGCGCAATTTCCCGATCGGGGATCCCAACATCTCCAACATGGGCGACATGAACGAGCCCAGGTTCGAAACCCCGATCGACTCGCACCCGACGACGGAATACGCCAACATTTTCGTCGAGGGGCGCAAGGGCGGCGAAAATTTCATCGCGCCGATCGTCGATCCGACCACCGACCGCGGCATCATCGGCAAGGATTTTCCGCACCAGGTGATGCAGGTCTGGTCGCGCGATCGCGCCGTCAAAGCCGCCGGCGAGGCCAACGGCAAGACCGGCGTCTGGGTCGATGATCGATGGGTCGCCTGCTTCCTCGATGCCTACGAGGCGATCGACTAACTCTACAGGCCGGTCTTGAAAACCGCGGGGCCGGCCTGCCTTTTATGCGAGGGTCACACATGAACGATGATGAGACCATGGTCCGGTTGAGTGCTTCCGAAGTCGCTTGTTACCGCTGGCCGGAAGATACAGCAGAGCATCGCGCGCTACGGGCCGCATACATGGATGGCGCGGCTTCCATGGCGAGCGCCGTGAGTGCTGCGAGCGCGGAGGTGGTCCAGACGCAGGACGAGCTGGGCGCCCTGCTGCACGCCGCAGAAGCAGAGGTCGAGCGGCTGCGTGATGAACATGCGATCGATCATGCCATCCAAGCCGAGCGCGACGAGCGACGCCGGTGTTTTGGTCCTTTCGCTTGGGAGGACCGGGAGCAAATAGCGGCGTGCCTGTATATGGCGCGATGGCCCCATCGGACTTGGATCACAGCTGGCTTGGATGAAACAGCACACGCCTATCGGCAGGCCGATGCGATCATATCCCTCTGCGCTGCCCAACAGTCGCCAGATGAAGTCAAGGATTTGGTCAGCGATGTCGAACGCCACCAGCGCAATCTGGCGTTGACGGAGCGATCCATCGATCAAATGCAGCACACGCTGGAAAAAATTCGGGATGAGGCAGCTACTGAAAGCGGCGCATGGGCAGCGGGGATCGCTACCCTGTGCCTCGCCACGCTGATGAAGGGCACCACATGACCCGCCGCACACCCGACTGGAAATTCCGCCTGCTGTGCAAACGATGCAACAGCTACAAATACACCATTCTGAGTGCTTTCGACGATCGGCTGCTGATGCACTGCGTCCGATGCGACGTGGTCGCGACCGACCTCGACGAGGCTAACGAACCAGAACATGAACCAACACCAGCGTCAGCGTCGTGAGCACAACAATCACCGCAATCGTGATCCACAGCGGCGTCTCGTCCAGAGGTGTCATATGAAATCCAAACACGACCAATACATGGACGCCCTCGCCCTCAAAGTCGGCGACCAACTCGATGGCGTCAGCATGATCGATAGCGTCGCCGTCTGCTGCGCCATCATCTCCTTCGCTATCAAAGACCTGCCACCCGAGAGCCGCGCCAAAGTCCGGCAAACCATGAACGACTTTCTCAACCGGATCGACATGATCTGACGACGGTTCAAAATAATGGCGCAGATGATGCCACTTTAGCCAACGGTACTCCCATGCAAGGACCAACCATCACCATCAACGGCACCCAGCTTAGTCGAGGCCAAGCCATCACCCTCGCCATCACAATCCGCCTGGTGATCTCCGAAATCGACGAAGCCCAGCACCGCAACTTAATGGCCGACATGCAGGAAACATTGCAGCAAATCAGCAAACTCTGCGGCGCTTTGAAGTAGAGAAATTTTGGGGGTGAGGGTTGCGAGCCGCCTGAGACGTGCGAAGGGGGGCCGGCAGGGGGCGGGATCCGGGTGCCGGCTGGCCCCACCTCATTGATATTGCTGGCGTTTTGGGGATGGTCTTATCTTGTCCGACAGAATAAGCCGGCGGCCCTTATTCTGTCTGGCGCCAGGGTCCGGATCCATGGGTTTATCCATTGGCGATCGGGCGCCCATCACTTCCGGTGATCGGTCAATGACTTAGATCGGTGATGTGGATCCTGTCACAGGATCGGTGTCCCAGGCCGGGCGAAGAAGGATCTGGGGACACTCTGCTTGTGGGACAGAGAACGGCCTGGGACGGCCTACAGTGCTCGCTCAGCGCCGTTTCGTCAATCGAGCCGACTCTTTCGCTATTTCCTGGTCGAGCTCATCAGCGGTCATTTCTGTTGATCTACGACCCCCTCCAGGCCCGTTTTCCGCCCCTTCGAAGAACTCCACAAGGGTGCGGCCGGCGCTCGCCTTTGCGGCGGCCGACGCCCCAGGATCACGCAGTATCGCTCTCATGGCCTCCCTTACCTCGTCGCGCAGTGACCCCTCTGGCTTTGCGCTTGGCCTCCCAGTATCGCCTGAGCCCCTGCTGGCCTCGTCCACCGTGGTATTGGCAGACGGGGACGCCTCGCATGGCGATGTGTCCGCAGGGTTTGCCGGAGTGTCGCGCGATCGCGCTGCATCGCCTTCTATTTCGGTGACCAGGTAAGAATTGATCTCTCGCTGCTTTCCAGGCTGCATTGCCTGATCCTCCTTGACCCATGGAACCCTCCTCGTTGTCGGACACCGGACACCTGGACACCCCTTAAGGGGGGGTGTCCTGTCCTGTCCGGGTATGGTGTCGCCCTCATGTCCGGCTATTGTCCGGCCTGTCCGGCCTGTCCGGCTATCCACACCTGACCATCCCAAACACCAACCAGGCCAGCTGCTTGGAGCTCTTCCACGGCGCGGCGGAACGCCTTGCTTTTGCTGTCCGGCTTATCGCTTTCGCTGATCATTCCCGCATAGCAATATTGCCTCCATGTTTCGATCGGGATTGTCCGGGTGTTTGCCGGTATTCGAGTGCTTGGTGGTGCCATCTTGCCACTATCCAGGATC